TTTAGATATTCCTCCACACTTCACCGTATAGGAACTACTATGGCTAACCTTACAATTACAGAGCTTACTGCAGCAAGTGCGATTGCGCCCGGTGATGAATTTCCAATTATGCAGGGCGGCGCAAATACGCGTAAAGGGACTGTCAATCAGCTCACCACGGCGCTCATCGGCTCTACCTCACTTCCCGTGATTGAGTACGCCACGGCCGCCGCTGTGGCCTCTATAAGCGTCCCCACGACTGCAAGCGCCTTTCGCACCTCGGGTTACACCACTGTTGGCGACGGTGGAGACGCTCTTTACAAGCGGGTGGTGAGCGAACCGGCGCACGCTGGTAAAATCCATTCCGCTGATGGCGCGTGGTGGGAGCTGGTGTTCGTCAATGGCGCGGTGAACGTCAAATGCTTTGGCGCGACTGGTGACGGCGTAACGGATGACGCTACGGAGATTAACCTTGCGGCTGTCGCGGCCGCGACAGTGGATTATTCTAGCATATATATGCCCGCTGGGTGGTATATGACCGGAACGACTACGATAACGCTCCCGGCAAATGTGAGCATTATTGCTGAGAATGGTGCCGTTGTAGAATATTCAGGCACTGGGGACGCTTTTCTAGTTCAAAGCTCAATCGTCTATAATTTTGGTGGTAGGGAGTACAGATTTCCGCGCATACAGAAGGGACATAACTCTACCCCTGTATGGTCGTCAGGAACAGACACAACATCCGTTGGCATTCACATTACAGGCGGAATGCAGAATTGCGATGTGTATATTCCTTCCGTTCTGCTCTTCAATAAGGGCGTACATCTTGACGCTGTATCAGCTACGCAGAATATCGTTTGTAACAATTTCTACCTTGGCCGGTTGAACAACAATTTAATCGGTATGCACCTTCAAGGGATAACGGGTGGTACACCTTGGGGTGTGAACCAAAACCAGTTTATCGGCGGTTCCATTCGGATTGACACTGCATATACTTCCGCCAGTCCCCAGTGGAAGCTGTATATGGAAACAACCGAGTGCAACACGAACACATTCCTTGGCACAAACCTTGAAACTGGTCCGACTACTGAGCTTGGCATATACTGCGAAGGTAGCGCCAATATATTCATCAATATACGTCTTGAAGGTGCGTTCGCTCGTGCAGGCTTTCTTGAGTTTACAGCCACTGCACAAAACAATCGTTTCTTTGGTGGCGCTGGGAGTTATGCAACTCTTGTTGGTCCGTTTGACGCCTTTGTCACAGACAACGGTTTTGGCAACGTCTACCACTATGGCGATACCTATGCCGGTAAAATGTTCAGGATTGATTGGCAGGACACTTATGCAATTTGGTTCGGTAATGGCACAGTTGCGCCCGCTTACCCTATTCGCGGTTACGCCACAGATAGGTTGCAAATAGGTAATAGCGCGACGCACGGTATACGGTACTGGGGGCCATTTCAGCAAGAAGAGGTTGTTGTAACAACTGGTAGTACACTAACCTATGGTAACCACTTCCAGCTCAACTACGCAACGCCAACGACTGTTACAGCATGCTCTGCGACTGGCACAGATGTTTCGCAGATGCTCACCATTATTGACATTGCTGGAAATATAACGCTAGAGCATGATACGACTGTACCACCTAGAGTTGGTCATTTTCAGAACACTTCAGGCGCTAACATCACTATGAGTGCTTTTGTTCCGATAATGTATGTAAGCTGCAACGGCGTATTCTATCAGGTGTAACAAATGGCCTATACCTATACATCATATGTTACGGCTCTTGCTAAAGCATTAGTTGTTAGCGAAACTGATACGGACTTCGTTGCTCTGTTGTCGACAATAATCGACAATGCAGAGCAGCGAATTTACCGTGAACTTGATCTAGTATCAACCTCGGTTGTTGTGGCGGGCACAATGACCGCGAATGATCACTACCTTACACTCCCTACGACGGGTGGTCATATTGTCGTTGTTGACGGTGTTGCAATCATTGTAAGCAATGAACGGCTTAACATGCTTCCAGTGACGAAAGACGTGATTGATTACGTCTTTCCGTCAAACGTGCCAACAGTTCCTTACCTTGTACCAAAGCTATATATGCGTATTGATGATACCCGACTTTACATTGGGCCAGTCCCTAACACTAATTACACTTGCGAAGTTACAGGGACGATTAGGCCCTTGCCGCTTAGCTCCGGTAATGGTTCAACATTCCTGACATTGTACCTATCTGATTTGTTCTTCGCTGCGTCAATGTCTACGGCAAATGCGGTACTGCTTAAGAACTATGGTGCGAATTCTGAGGATCCACAGCAAGCTATGAGCTGGGAGGCAGATTATCAGACACGATTGGCCAGCGCCAAGACTGAAGAGCTTCGCAAACTGTACATTTCTAGCAATTCGCCGCTTCCGGCGTCAGCAAAGGCTTAATAAATGACGTGGGCGCCAGTTGTCTTACAACCCGGATTGAATGTAGAGCTAACAGATACGGACAACCGAGGCGCGTACACGTCAACCAACCTCGGGCGGTTCAAGGCCGGTCGTTTCCAGAAACTCGGTGGTTGGGAGCGCTTTCTAGGTAGTTCACTGAGCGGAATACCGCGCGCCTCGCATGCGTGGCAGGATTTGGCAGGCTATGACCGTCTGGCTGTTGGCACTAGTACGAGTTTAGTGGATATCACTGACGGTTCTATTCGTAACGTGACGCCGCAGACCTTAATAAGCGTTCCCACGGTTAGCTTCACCACGACAGCCGGAAGTAATATCGTAACAATCACCGATACGAACGTTACGACAATTACCCAATATGACGCCATTTATCTAAACGCGCCTATCGCTATCGACGGATTGGTTCTGTCAGGACTTTACGCTGTGAGCGAGTATGTCTCTGCGGGGGTGTACCGTATTCTAGCCGGTGGGAACGCTCTTGCGGGCGTCACGGCGGGCGGCGCTGTACCCGCCTTCACAATGACCAGCGGAAGCGCCAATGTCTCGGTGCTGTTCGCTGCACACAATCTTGCCGTGGGTGATAATGTTGTTTTTCCCAATCCAGCCACTGGCGGAGGAATAACAATACAGGGTAAATACGTTGTACAAAGCGTGACGGACGCCAACAATTTTATCATAAGCGCAAAGAATTCAGCTACTTCAACCCCTGGCGCAGCAGTGAATGAATCGTTTAGTATCACTTATTATATTTCGATTGGTCCAATAGCCGTAGGGAGCGCTTACGGTACTGGTGTTTACGGTGCTGGCGCTTACGGTGTTGGCGTGACTAGCACCGCAGACACTGGTACAGATATTGAAGCTAACGATTGGTCATTGTCTAACTGGGGCGAGCTTCTAATCTCTAATCCTGAAAATGGCGGTATATACTATTGGGGACCGAATAGTGGCGTTCAAAATAGTATGGTGATAACACAAGCCCCACCCTTCAACATTGGTTCATTTATCGCCAATGCTCAACAGATGATAATCGCATACGGTAGTACGGTTAAGACGGCTATAGGGGTGTACCAGGACCCTCTTATGGTTAAGTGGTGTGACGTTGAAGACTTTACGACGTGGGACGCAACGGCGGCTAACCAAGCTGGAAGCTTTCGAATTCCGACAGGTTCATACTGTGTTGGTGGAGCTGCAACGCCGCATAGATCAGTAATCTGGACAGATCAGGGTATATGGTCAATGGATTACATCGGCGCAAGCCTTGTGTTCGGATTTACAGAGCTTGCCACGGGTTGCGGCCTTATCGCCAAGCATGCGCACGCCCAGATTGGTGACACAGTCTTTTGGATGACAAAGTCTAACTTTTATAGCCTTTCCGGAGGTACGGTTACACCCATGCCGTGTAGTGTATGGGACGCAGTTTTTCAGAATTTAGACCTTAATCGCGCCTCGCTTTGTCACGCTGGCGTCAATAGCGACTTTAACGAAGTGTGGTTTTTCTACTGCGCCAAAGCAGATGAAATGCACTATCTTACAGACGAACTTGTAAACTACATTGTTGATGAAAATGGTAACTATTTTGTTGATATTGCACTGGGATCGGCCGACAGATATGTAAAGTTCAACACCGTTGACGGCCTTTGGGACATGGGGACGCTGCAACGCAATACTTGGGTTGATAGGAGTGTTGTAGGCGCTCCTATCGCCACGGACGACACAGGCGCGGTATTCGAACACGAAAAGGGTTATGACGCTGACGGTCACCCTTTAAACGCAAGCTTTGATACGGCTTGGATTTATATTGGCGAGGGTGAGGACGTATCATTTATTGACCGCATATATCCTGACTTCAAGTGGGGCGAATATGCAGGAAGTGATACGGCTTCAATATCTGTAACTGTGTACAGCGTGCAGTATCCGGGAGATACTCCGCAAGTACACGGACCATATATCGTTACAAAATCTAATCAGTTCATCAGCGCTCGAATACGAGCGCGTCAATTCAAGCTAAAAGTTGAAAGTACTGATATGGGGAGCTTCTGGCGGTTAGGTCACTTACGCGTCAGATTTTCTCGCGACGGGAGAGGAATGTAAATTATGCAAATGGTAGCGCCAACGAATACCGCAATGTTGGGCCAAGCGAAGGGCGTAAATGAGAACCTGGGGGCGCTTGTTCAGGCGTTCGCCACGGCGTTTCCTTTGCATTCAAACACAGGTTCATTCACTATGGCGGCAGCCAATGTGAAGGCCGTGGCGGATAGCGCGATCCGAGGCGGAAGCATCATTTACCTCATGCCAACGAACGCAGCGGCCGCGGCGCTCATGGCGGGCGCAAACAGCCTTTATTGCGTTCGGGCGACGGGCGTAGGCTTTACCGCGACCACGGCGGGCGGCGGTAGCGCAGCCGGTACAGAGACGTTCGATTATTTAGCTGTAACAATAGGTTAATATCATGGCTCCTAGAACGTATCAAAAATCGCTCGATATCGCCATGAAACCCAAGCGCCCGACGCCGGTCAAGCGCGCCCAAGGTGGTGGCGTCACGCACGTGGGCGCGCTGGTAGGGGCGACGCCAGGGCGCGCAGACGCTCTCAAGGCGGATGTTCCGGACGGCTGCTACATCATTCCGGCCGATATCGTTTCGGCCCTCGGTGACGGCAACACGGGCGCCGGTTTCGAGCATCTGGCGCGGATGTTTCCGACGCAACGCGCCGACGGCGGCGCAACGGTCCCGTGTCAGTTGAGCGACGGTGAATTTATGGTGTTCCCTGCGGACGTGGAAAAATACGGCGGTCCTGACGCGTTTGACCAATGGGTTGTAGACGTGCGCAACACAGACATTAAGCGGCGGCAAAACCTACCAGGGCCTGTAAAAGATGAATAAGCCTCCCCATGTCCGACTAGCGGTTGCAGAAGACATTGACGATATCCTGACATTGGGGCGCTTGATACACGCTGAAAGCGGCGTAATGCCTATATCGGAAGAACGCATTGAAGAATATGCATTGCGTGGAATAAACCAAGATAAAGCGGTAATGGGCGTAATTGGTCCTGTTGGCAACATTGAAGCCGCTGTTTATCTGGTTATCGGCCGCTTTTGGTACAGTGATGACTTCCACCTTGAAGAATTGTTCGCATTTGTGCGGCCTGATTGCCGTAAGTCAGATAACGCTAAGGCGCTCTTAGAGTTCGAAAAGAACTGTTCAATAAAGCTGGGTATCCCGCTCTTAATGGGCGTTATATCCACAACACGTACAGCGGCGAAAATACGTCTCTATGAGCGGCGCTTGGGTAAACAGTCAGGCGCTTACTTTCTATTGCGGGGTAACGAAGCGCCATGACTACTTCTTCAGAAAGCAATCAGGCAAGTTCTACTAAGTCAAGCCAGCAAGGTACGTCGTCCAGTACAGCGAACACTACGCAGTATGGGACGAATACCAATGCTACGACTATGGCACAGAATACAGTTAATTCTTCCAAGACTGGCCCAACCGCCGCTGCCATGGAGATACTTAAAAAGTATGGCACGAACGGCATAAGTCAGGAAGATATTAACAAATATATGGACCCTAACCTAAGGTCTAGGTTAGAAGCTCTCAACGCTCAACAGCAACAGAATAACGCCGTTCAACAGAACGCGTTACGGGGTAACAGCATCTCCCAGGGCGCTCTTGGTGGCGACCGCGCACGCGTGGCGCAAGCGGAGTTGATGCGCGGTCAGGGCTTGAACGACGCCTCGGCGCTCGCTGCGGAGCGTGAGAAGTCCTACACGCAAGCGCTCAACATGGCGCAATCCGATCGCCAGGCGGCGCTTCAGGCCGCTGGAATGATGGGGACGGAAACGAGCGGCACGGCGGCCACGACAGGCACAGGAACGTCGGCCGGGACCTCCTATCAGCAGGGAACGCAAAACACGACAGGCGAATTCCAGAGCAGCGGTCAGAGCAGCTCCACCGGGTATTCGAACACCACTTCAGGCCCTGGCGGCGGTTGGGGTATGGCGGCGGGTATCCTTGGCATGATGGCGGACGGCGGACGCGTGCAGCACCGCGATATGGGCGGGAGCGTATCCTATCTCTCACCAATGGCGATACCGGCGCTACAGAGCGCCCCGCAGATGAATTTTGCGACGCCCACGACATACACCTTGCCCAAGATCGGCAACAAGGCGCGGTCGAAAATCAACGGCATGATGGATAAACTGTCGCAGCCGGGCGGCAAGGAAAATGCTGGGACAAAGGGTGGTGGCGGCGGCGGAACGCCACCCATGCAGACCGGCTCGGGCGGCGGAGGCGGCGGCGGCGCGTCCATGGCTGGCCAGGAGGCGCAAGCCGCCAGTCAGGGCGCCACGCAAGGCGCATCCATGGCTGGCGAGGGCGCGAGCGCCGCGGGCGAAGGCGCAGCGGCCGCGGGCGAAGGTGGCGCGGCTATGGGTGAAGGCGCAGCGGCCGCCGGTGAGGGCGCGGCGGCCGCGGGCGAAGGAATGGCGGCGGCGGGCGAAGGCGCAGCGGCGGCGGGCGAAGGTATGGCCGGCGCCCTTGAAGGGATTGCAGCGCTCTTTTCTGACGAACGCGTGAAAGAGAACAAGCGCATCATCGGCAAAACGTTCGACGGTCAACATATCTATGCATTCAACTACAAGGGCCACCCTGCGACACAGATTGGTCTTATGGCTCAAGAGGTTGAGCGTCGTCACCCTGAGGCGGTTGGTGAGCAGGGCGGCATAAAGACTGTTCGATATGACCAGGCGACGCACGACGCCGCGAAGCGCGGCCATTTCGCCGATGGCGGTTATAACGAGGCGTTGATGTGGCGCAGTAACCCCGGTGAAGAGCTAGAACCGTACGTTGCGCCCGCCAACACTGGCGCTTCCGGTGGTTTGGGAGCGCTTGCCAATCTGACGGCGCAACCCGACGCGGCGCCTGAACAGGTACAGCGCCGCCCGCACATCCCGGCTATGCTCGCTCAAGGGCCACAAGAGGATAGGCGGTCGGGCCCTGGATTTTTCGAAACTGCATACAATAATCTAACTGGCTCGAGTACGCCTGAGGCAAGTGCGCCGGTCGTTCCGACGCCATCGGGCGCTACGTCCATGGGATTGCGCGCAGCGACCGAGGCGGGCGACATACCCTCGCCGACAGGCATGGGGACGCTTACGAGCGCGCCCGTTCCGCAGGATGTGGAACAGAAGCCCGTGCAAACGTTCCGCGTGCCATCGAGCGTGATTACGCCCGCGCTGGGCGCAACGGATGAGCCGGGCGCTGAGCAGATTGCGCCCGAAGGTATGCCCGCGACAGGGCTTAGTGATACTGGCATGAACTTCATTAAAGAAAAGGAAGGTTTCACCAGTCGTCCAAAGTGGGATTACAAACAAAACTCTATCGGATATGGAACTAAAGCGCTCCCAGGGGAAACGACTATAGACCCTGACACAGCAGAAGCGCGCGCACGTGCACACGCTGATAAGGTTGCGGCGTACATTAATAAAAATGTAAAAGTCCCGCTTGCTCAGAACCAATATGACGCCCTTGTTTCATTCGGTTATCGACTGGGTGAAGGTACGCTTGACAACATTATAAGCAATGTAAATAAAGGTGACTTCAAGGGAGCTGCCGAGCGTATTCTTAAATACCGTCAAGCGGGCGGTAAAGACAATGATGGAGTTATTGCGCGCAGTGAAGCGGAAGCTCAACTGTTCTCGGGCAATGGTGTATCCGTTAAGCCAGCGCTAGAACCTGTCGGCGGCGCTATACCCGCGCAAGGCGGTATCGCTAAGGGATTGTCAAGCGCGCCCACGGGTAAGGAAGCCGTTGCAGCGCCCGTGCAGGGCGGTCTGATGAATACGATCGACGCCATCAAACGGAAGCTCACGGGGCAACCCGAACCTGTGAAACAAGCCGTTGGGCAGGCAATGGCGACAGGCGACAAAGGCGGATTAATCAAGCGGTTGTTCGGCATTGACTTCAACCCGTTACAGTTGTCGGACAATGAACGTATTGGCCTTATCGCGGGCGGTTTCGGCGGCGCAAAGGCCGGTGTGGACGCTTACACAACCATGCGCGGTCAAGACATGAACCAAGCGCAAAGCGCCGCCCAGCTTGCGGAAACCAAGCGCCAGCACATAGCCTCTACCGGGTTGCAGCAACAGAGCATTGACCAAGCCAAGACGAGTTTCGGGGTGATCGGTCAAAACCCTGACGGAACGCCACAATATGGATTTATCGATGCAGCGGGGCAAACACTTAAGCCATCCGCCGGGATATTGGGAACGCCTGCAACAAAACGTAGCGGTTTGCAGGGGGAAGAACATCTTGCAACACTCGACCCGTATATTGCGGAACAAGCTAGAAGGGTTAGCCAAGGGTTACAGAAACTGCCGGTTCCAAGTAAATATAACCCAAGCGCCAAGCCTATAGCAGATGCAGTTAGGCAGGCTTACCCTGATTACAGTGAAGGTAGTTACGATTTTATTCAGAAATGGAATGACCCTGATAAAGGAACATCGAAAAATATTAAAGCTGCAAATACCTTCTACCAGCATGCCGGTAAATTGTATGATTTAGCCGACGCTTTACCGTCAAGCGCTGGCGGTAAATTTCTGAATACTGGCAAATTGTGGTTTAGAAATCAGACAAATGACCCTAATCTTGCAGCTTATATTGACGTTGCAAAGCAGGTAGTTGATGAAAAGATTAAAGCCATAACAGGCGCGTCGCCAACAGTTAGCGAACGTGACGAATTGATGAAAGATTATGATCCGGCCAAAGGTAAGGAAACAATTCGTAGAGTGTTGGCTGAAGATAGTCATCTTATTGAGGGAAGGTCTAAGGCAGTCGAAAGTGATTACAATAAACATATTCCTAGGAACGCGCCAAAGCTTGATGTTTTTGACGAAGAGTCAAAGAAAGTCATGGATAGGCTGAAAGGTAAATCACAAACTAATCAAGCTAGTCGTCCTGTTGGAATGAGTAATACTCAACTGATACGGATGGCTCAAGAGACTTTAGCAAAAGTACCTGAAGACAAACGTGCGGCTGCTACTGTGATAGTGCAACAGCAACTTAAGGCCATGGGAGCGCTCTAATGGATGAAAACCCATTTCTACCGGGGATTGCTCATTTAATCCCCGGTAACGACGCTCCGGAGCAACGGGCGGGCGGGTTGTGGTCGAGCAAGGCCGGACGCCTGATGCAGGGTATGGCCGAACCTGTTGCCGGTGGTGCGCAATTGCTGGCGCACGCCACCGGCATGGGGACCGAGACGGCGGATAGCGCCGTGGACAAGCTGCACAACCTCTACCAGGCGTCGCGCAAGGAGGCCGGTCTGACGCCGCAGGACTGGGATTATTGGGCGGGCGCTGGCAATATGGCCAGTCCTGTAAACCTTCTCCCAGGGGCGGCAATCGGACGCATTGCAGGACCTGCAACGACGCTGCTAGGGGCGGCAGGTCGTGGCGCTGCGGCGGGCGCTGCGGCGGGCGCAACCCAACCTGTGGTCACAAAGCCGGGCGAGAGTTACGCCGCAGAGAAGACGGCGCAGATCGGCGGCGGCGCAATCGCTGGCGGCGTGCTCGGTCCGGTCGCGCACGGCGTTGCGGGCGCCATGGCGCCGAACATATCGCCCGAGATGCGAGCCTTCATTCATGAAGGGGGTGAACCAACCACGGGGCAAATGTTCGGCCCTGAAAGCTGGGCGAAGCGCCTTGAAGATGTTGGCGCAAGCGTCCCCGTGGTTGGAAGCTGGATCAGGGCGGCAAGGTTGCGCAGCAATGAGAGTTTTGACAAGGTTGCAGCAAACCGGGCGCTTGCTCACATTAACGAGCGGGTTACCCCTGGTTTGCGCACCGGCCATGAACTATCAACGGACGTTGCAGACCGGCTTGGCGCAGAGTTTCAACAGATACACGCTGCAACATCTATGGCGGAAGATTTAAACCTTCGTCAGGATTTGTTGCATGTTGGTCAACGTTACCGGACGCTTGGCCCTGAACGTCTTCAACAGTTGCAAGCCTACATTGACGACGCTATTGAACAACCGCTTACCGACCACGGAGGAACGCTCCCCGGTCAAGTGGTGCACGGCAATAGCGCCAACCTACGGCGCGCCGCTGGCGAGTTCATGGCGGATAGAGACGCCAACAATCGCAACCTCGGACGTGCACTTGAGGACGTGTATGACGCCATGCAAGCGGCGCTCGAACGGCAAAACCCAGGCATGGCGCGACAGTTACAAAACGCCAATCGGGGTTGGGCGGAATACGCCCGGTTTCGCCACGCGAGCGCGAGCGGTCCGGCGCAAGCGTTCGAGGGGACGTTCACGCCCACACAGTATGGTGCGGCCGTCCGGGCGCAAGACAGGTCTGCGGGCAAGGGCGCGTCGTCCCGTGGCACGGCTATGGGACAGGAATTGGCCGAATTCGGGCGCCGTCACCTTCCGAGCAAGATAGCGGACTCGGGGACGCCTGAACGGGCGCTCACCATGGCGTTGATCGGTGGCGGCGCGTCCATAAGTCCGGCTGGCGCCATAGCGGCGGGCGTCATACCAGCGCTTTACAGTGAGGTTGGCCAACGGTTCGCCAGGCGCGCGCTTCTCAATCGTCCCCAGGGCGTAAGAACAATGGCGGACGCGCTTAACAGATATACACCAGTTGCAGCGCCACAAACCTACCTGGCGATGAATAGAGGGACTGAAGATTAATGCCAACGACAACATATAAAGCGCTCCCACTGCCAACGCAGGGCGTTACAACCACTTGGGGCGATGCGCTTAATAATAACCCGTTCACGTATATTGATACAATGCTAGGAGGTATGACTACTAAAACCCTAGCAGCAACGGATTTGCCTCTTACAGCGGCCGAAAGCCGTACGGCAATTCTACGATTTACGGGCGTCCTTACTGCGGATGTTCTTGTTACAACCTTGTGCCAGGGCTTTACATTCGTTGAAAATCTATGTTCTGGTGCGTTTAATGTAACCTTTACCAATGCGCTCACTTATGGCGGCGCAGGCGTGGGGACGCCTGTAACAATTCCGCAGGGCGGCGGCTATGTGGTCGCCAGCGATGCGGTAAATGGATCGCGCCTAGTGCTCCCCACGACAGGGACGGGCGCAGCCACAGCAGGGCGTATTGGCGAGTTTCCAGGAACAACGGTCCCTACGGGTTGGCTCAAGGCGAACGGCGCTCTTGTGTCCAGAGCGTCTTACTCCGCCTTATGGGCGTTTGCCGCAGCATCCGGAAATCTGCAAACTGACGCCAATTGGGTTGCGAATAGTATGTACGGGTGCTTTAGTTCGGGTGATGGAAGCACCACATTCAGATTACCAGATTTACGGGGGTATTTTAGGCGCGGTTGGGCGGATGACGCCACAGGAAACCAGGATTACGGGCGCACTTGTGGTACTTATCAAGATCAATCTGTTGCAAATCACATTCACCCTGTAACCGTAACTGATGCAGGCCATAGACATTTCTCGTTTAACGTAACTGACTCTGTATCAGGACCATTCCCCACTCTCACCAATGCGAACTATCCAATATATAGACGGGAAATTACATCTTACTACAGTAACTATACTATTGCAGGAAATACTACAGCGCCAACAATCGGGTTAACATCACTGTCAGTAACAGGTATTACCGCTGTAACAACAAATAATACCGGAGGAACTGCTCAGAACAGACCGCAAAACGTGGCGTTGATGGTCTGTATTTCGTATTTGTAACGGGAGGTGCTATGTCTAAACCTAAATATGATGCAGAGTTTAATAAACTCCGTTGGGCCAACTGTAAGGTTACTCCATCGCGTCTTGTTGAGGTAACAAAGACGGCGCGATGGATTGTCGCTAACCGCAATCACTATGAAATTGTGCAAAAAAACACGGGTGTTCCCTGGTGGTTCATAGGCTGTCTGCACGTTAGAGAAGCCGGAGCGACCGCTAGCGCTTTTAAGACGTATCTTGGAAATGGTGAGCCGTTAAACCGGGTTACTCGCCTTGTCCCGGCCGGTAGGGGTCCGTTCGCGACGTGGGAAGACGGCGCATGCGACGCATTACGAATTCAAAAATTTGACAAAATTACCGATTGGAGTGTAGAACATTCGTTGTACCTTGCGGAGGAATACAACGGCTTTGGGTACGCCTCTAAGGGCCTGCCATCGCCCTATGTATGGGGAGCAACGAACTATCAAAAACCGGGAAAATACGTCAAAGACGGCGTATTCGATGCAAGCGTAACAGATACGCAGATAGGAGTTGCAGCAATGTTACAGATTATTTCCGCGCTCGTGGGCGGAATTCTTCCCGGACTTGTTGGGAACATTATTAAATCGTCCACCCCTACCGCTGGCGTGAACGTCGGGGCGGCTGGCGCGACCACGAACATTGGAAACGTGATAATCGGCGCTATCATGGCCGGTTTGGGCGCGTCGGGTTTTGGCGTTGATGCGATTCACACCATCAGCACGATTGCGGGCGTCCTGGTGACGGTCCTTAGCGCAATCAACCACATGGGCGTTATTGGCGCGTCGAACGCCAATACCGAGGCGCTGATTGAGCAGTTGCTGACGCAGATCGCCAATTATCAGCCGCCCGTTCCTATTCCTGATATTGTGGTTGAGCCGGAACCGTCCGATGAGAGCGCTCCCAAGGGGGCATAATGCGCTACGAAATTGCAATCATTAACCTACTCAACACGTTGAACAGAAAGTTGGATACCATGGCTCTTGATTTTACCGCTGTGAAAGCCGCCGTCGCCGCAGAGAAGACTGTTGTCGAGGGCGCAGTCCTTCTCATGAACGAATTGACCACGGAGCTCCGCGCCGCCCTGGTCAAGCTTGCTGACGCCCTGGCCAACAGCGACCCGGCTGCGACCGCCGCCGCACAGGCGGAGCTTGACGCCCTTGCCGCCGAGTCCACCACACAGACCGAGGCGCTCGCTGTCGCGATTGCCGCGAACACTGTTGCCGGTGGCGCCGTCATTCCCCCGCTCGCTTCCTAAACGGATACCCGGCAGTTTCACATGAAACAGCCGGGTATTTTCTTATGCAACAAGTTTCCTATGGTTTGTGAAACGTGTTTCACGTGAAACAGCCACTCTGCAACAAGTTGCATACTGTTTTGCGTAACGCATGAAACAATTTGCATATGGTTTTAGCTCATAATTGGCAGATTATGGAAAACAAGCATATCTGTTTCACATGAAACACGGAAAAATGGTATGAGTTTGGATCAGCATTCGCTTAAGACGATTGTGCACGCTTGGCCGGTGTTGACCACGGGCGCCGGGTTTATCGCCTTCATTCTGGGAGTTTTGGCGGTAAACGGATACATTGACCCGGCAATGCATCGAAGTGATATGGCAGTGATTAACCGCCACGTCACAGAGATTGAAGAAACATTGAACGATAACAAAATCGAACATCGTTCAATGCAGACTGATATTCGAACGATAATGGGATCGCTTGGCCGGATTGAAGGCCAGTTGGGTGGTCACGGTAAATGACTCAGTAAGAGGAAAGCGCCCGCCACTATAATGGCGCTCAACAAAACCATCGTTAAACAACCGTCTGCAAATCTCACCCCATTCCCCCTATCACTGTCATAACCCCAGCAAGTACAATCGCCACAATAACCAACCACATGAACGTTTCGAACGAGAATTGTTTCATTTTCTCCCCATTGCGTGTAAACAGTATAATAATACAAAGACTATAAGGATAAGTTCCATAAGTCCTGGATAGTCCATGCTCACCATAACTCACGCTCCCTCTGACACTCTTCTAATATCTCTCGCTCACAGGGTTGCATAAACAACCATTTGAGTATTTTGAGTATCATAGCGCAGTAACCTTCACGAGTTCTATTTCGCTCACACGAATTGATATGGTCGCCTTAATAATTGTATCTTCCTGATAATAGGTCACCCATGGATGTTGCTCGATACCTTGTAACGTAACATC